GATCGTGACAGCGGTACCTTTGGTGTTGAGAGCTTCGACTACGGTCCTGTGGAGATCGCTTCCCAGGTTGGCTGGGATAACTACAAACGGGTAGCGGATGGTGTTGTCCGTATGCTTGAGAAGACTGGACTGTTGCATGGTTATTCATTCAACAGTTGGAGTGATGTCGTCACATACGACGAAGAGTTTATTGATACGTGGTTGAACTCGCCACAAACGTCGCTGTATTACAGCCTCCAAGTCATGGGTGACGTACAGGACAAGTCTAGTGCATATGCTGCATTGGATGAGTCTGAAGTTGACGATTATCTGGATTCGATCCTAAACGATCCAGCTCCACAGTGTAATTGCGGCGAATGAACCCCTACGAGAAACTACAACAAAGAAAGAGGAAGTGGACACCTGTACAAACCACTGCTGGACAACTGAAGGAAGGAGCAAATGAAGCCATCTACCGTGCCCTCGCTATGCGGCACATGGAACTCCCCGTTGGAGATTTCATTGAATCTGCGATTGCTGAAGTTCCAGCTCTATCGGCAGACCTCCTCCGATCCAATGTCAAAGACGAAGAGAACCACGACCTGGCTCTCAGTTACATCGCCAATGCTCTTGGCGTTGACCCAACGGCTGAAGCCGAAGCGAAGCGTATACGGGCGGCGTGGGAGGCGCATCCTGATCACACGGTACTCAAGGCACTTGTTGCCGAGCGTGCAATTTTCTTCGTTCTACTCCCGTTCTTCCGATTTAATGGTGACGCTGGTCTCCGAACCGTATCCGCTGACATAAGTCGAGATGAGCAAGTCCACGTTGCTGCCAATAGCCTTGTTTGTCGTGAGTTGGGGCTTAGTGTCTCTCCTTCTCTTGATAAGCTCCGTAAGGCAACTATCAACTGGGTTATGACACCTTTGAAATCGTCCACTGATAAATATCTGGACAGAAAATTTTGGCTGGATGCTAGCGATCGGCTGATGTATGAGGGCAAGGCTCCCGAACTTTCTGACACCAAGCGAGCACGTATGCCTGCATTCTTTGAACATGCCAACCCAAATCTCCCTCAATACGCTTAGGCTCCACAACGACAGGCTAGACCAGCTCATCAAAGAAGTTGAAGACTACTTTGACTGGCAGCCTGTCACACCCAAAGATAATATCGAGAACATCATGTACCGTGCTGGTCAAGCCAGTGTGGTCGCTTTCCTCAAACAAAAACTGGATGAAATCTAATGTGCTTTGGATCTGCACCGAAACCGCCTGACCCACCACCGTTGATGCCTGCTCCTAAACCACCCCCGCCGCCTGCTCCTCCACCGCCTGCTCCAGCTCCTGTACAACCAGCTGATGCAGAGCCAATCCTGAAGACCAAGGAGAGTCGTCGGGAAGAGGCAGGCATGATGTCTAAAGGTACTTCTTCACTGCGAATCCCGTTAACGGGTAGCCGTGGAGGTCTTAATCAAGGCTAATGAAAGCTCGTGATCGCTACACGCAGCTCACCAGTAACCGTAATGAGTTCCTAGACACGGCAGTTGAATGCTCAAAGCTGACGCTGCCGTATCTCGTACAAGATGATACGAATACCCAAAACTGGAAGAAGCTCTCCACTCCTTGGCAGAGTGTTGGTGCAAAGTCGGTAGTCACACTCGCATCTAAGTTAATGCTTGCGTTGCTGCCTCCTCAGACCACCTTCTTTAAGTTTCAGATCCGTGATGACAAGCTAGGAGAAGAGATCCCAGCTCAAGTCAGAAGTGAACTAGACCTATCCTTCTCCAAGATGGAGAGGATGGTGATGGATTACATCAATGGATCTAGCGATCGAGTCGTTGTCCACCAAGCAGTCAAACATTTGATTGTTAGCGGCAACGCCCTCATCTACATGGGTAAAGATGGCCTGAAGAACTTCCCCCTTAACCGCTATGTGGTTAATCGGGATGGTAATGGCAACGTCTTAGAGATTGTCACAAAGGAACTGATCTCACGGAAGATACTTGGTGATGTACTGCCCGAACCAAACCCCAACGCACCTGGGGATGATGGCTACAAGACAGGTGCAGATGATGACGACGTTGAGGTATACACCTACGTCCGACTAGATAACGGTCGCTGGGTCTGGCATCAGGAAGTGCTCGATAAGATCATTCCTAACAGCCGATCCACTGCTCCTAAGAATGCTAGTCCGTGGCTCGTCCTCCGTTTCAACACAGTTGATGGAGAAGACTATGGTCGTGGTCGAGTGGAGGAATTCCTTGGAGACTTACGGTCTCTTGAGGGGCTCTCTCAGGCACTCGTAGAAGGCTCTGCAGCAGCCGCTAAGGTTGTCTTCGTGGTATCGCCCTCAAGCACTACCAAACCTCAAACCCTGGCTCAAGCAGGCAACGGTGCGATCGTTCAGGGCAGGCCTGAAGACATCGGTGTTATCCAAGTTGGTAAGACTGCTGACTTCCGTACTGCTGCTGAGATGGCAAGCACCATTGAGCGGCGTCTTGCCGAAGCATTCCTCGTATTGAATGTACGGCAGTCCGAACGCACTACAGCTGAAGAGGTACGCCTCACTCAAATGGAACTTGAACAACAACTTGGTGGACTATTCTCCCTGTTGACTGTTGAGTTCCTTGTCCCGTATCTCAACCGCACACTCCTTGTCCTTCAGCGTGACAATGAGCTGCCCAAGATTCCTAAGGATCTTGTACGTCCACAGATCGTTGCTGGTGTTAACGCACTTGGTCGTGGTCAAGACAGAGAATCGCTGACACAGTTCATCACTCTCATTGCTCAAACCCTGGGACCTGAGTCGCTGATGAAATATATTGATCCCACCGAAGCTATCAAACGCCTTGCTGCTGCACAGGGCATTGATGTCCTGAACCTTGTTAAGTCTGCTGAACAGATGCAACAGGATCAGCAACAACAGATGCAGCGTTCCGCACAGCAATCGCTTGTCGATCAGGCAGGTCAGCTGGCTGGTGCTCCGATGATGGATCCTTCTAAGAACCCTAACCTCAATGGAAACCCACAAGCCAATCAGGCCGCCCAAGAGCAAGCTCCCCCCAGTCAGTAAGCCTGACACCTCTGGAGCTGAGAACAAATACGCAAGGAAAACGTTGATCGGTCCTGCTAAGTGTAAGGATGTCGTGAATACTGTTGGCCTTGGAAACCTTAATGTCGAAACCACCTATGGCAAATCAACTGACGTATGATCCAACTGAAGCTGCTGATGAAGAGTTCAGTGCTGAAGAGCTAGAGTCTCTAGCAGTTGGAGAAGAACTTGCACAGGAACAAGAGCGTCTTCTTGCTGGCAAGTACCGTGATGCAGAAGAACTGGAGAGAGCCTATATGGAACTCCAGAAGAAACTCGGAAGCCAAGACTCTGAGCAAGTCGATGAAGAACCTGAGCAAGACACCGAGCAAGTCGATGAAGAGTATGAGCTGCCTGCTGGTGCTGAGCTAATCCAGCAAGCATCAGCTGAATACTACGAGAACGGTGGTCAACTCAGTGAGGAGACACTTAGTCGTTTCTCTGAGATGTCTAGTCGTGATCTTGTAGAGTCCTACATGGCACTGCAAGCTAACCAACCTCAACAAGAAGCAGCACAGGTTGCTGACCTTAGTGAGCGTGAGGTGAACTTCATTCAGAACAGTGTTGGTGGTGAACAAGCTTACTCAAGCCTCGTTCAGTGGGCAGCAGAGAACCTACCTCCCGATTATGTCCAAGCCTTCGATAGTGTGGTGGAGTCTGGTCAGGTTCAAGCTATCCAGCTTGCTGTCGCAGGTCTGCAGCGTGAATACGAGAATGCTGTTGGCTATGAAGGACGGGTTCTTAGTGGAAAGGCAGCAGCTAACAGCGTGGATGCGTTCCGCTCTCAAGCTGAAGTAGTCCGTGCCATGAATGATCCTCGCTACGAAGCTGACCCTGCTTATCGACAGGATGTCTTTGACAAACTTGAACGTTCTAACATTCAATACTAAGCAATGACCGTTACCACCAACGAATACGACCAACAGAACATCTTCGCTAACGAACCCCCTATCTACATGGACGAGAACTACACCCCCCACAACCAACGTGCTGAACTCCTCAACGGTCGCCTTGCTATGCTTAGTATCATGGCTGCTCTTGGCGCTTACGCGTTGACTGGTCAGATCATCCCTGGTATTTGGTAATCGCTATTTGCGAATAGCGAATGGCTGTCCCTCCTGCGAGTGGTGGACAGCCTTAACGTGTAGACGGAGATAAGAAAGTTCCTTGCATTCTTATCATGATTCCTCTTCTAACAACTCTGTCAGTGATCTCCTCTTGGTATGGACCCGGCTTTGATGGTCGTCTTACTGCTAGCGGATCACGATACAATCAAAACGGCCTTACTGCAGCTCACAAGACACTCCCCTTTGGTACCAAGCTTCGTGTTTGTTTCCAACGGTGTGCCGTAGTGGTGGTCAATGATCGCGGTCCCTACATTCATGGTAGGGAAATTGATCTCAGTAAAGGTGCGGCTGATGCTATCGGTCTCACTGCCTCTGGTGTTGGACGAGTCAAAGTAACACGACTCAACTAACTACATCTCATGGTTGCTACACTTGCAGCTCCCGAGT